AGTTTTAGCAAAAATGAAAGGGACACACGAAAAAGGAGACGAATACAGTGGCGACAAAGACCACAGCTTAACCACAAGCTCGAAACATGGATTGTCTAGACAGAACATGCAAGGCAAGGGTGACAGGACAATCTATAACGCTCCAAAAGAACGGCGATATGACAAACTTACTTAGAGACTTCTACTCCTTTGGAGAAATACAAATCCTTACTGAAGGTAAGGGTGGTGGCCCTATGAAGATTCGTGGGCTGTTCTCCGAGGCTGAGTCCGTTAACGGTAATAAAAGAATTTATAGTAAGAAGCTTCTTGAGCGAGAATGCCAAAAGCTGGGCACTATGATTTCCGAGCGTAGATTGGTAGGTGAATTGGACCACCCTTCTAGTGAAGTTGTTTCTTTATCCAACGCTTCTCACCTGATTACAGGGTTACAGTTTGAGGGGAACAAGATTATTGGGGAAGCTGAAGTGCTTAATACCCCGTCAGGCAAAGTCCTACAAGAGCTCTTGAAGTCAGGAGTACAAGTAGGTATTTCTTCCAGGGCTACTGGAAGTCTCGAACAGGATATGCATGAAGATTGCTATCGGGTTCAAGATAACTTAAAAATGATTACCTGGGATATGGTATCAGATCCGTCTTGCCAAGGTGCATTTCCAGCTCTAAAAGAAGGTATGCTTCATGAGAAGCGTGACCCTATTGTAGAAAAGATGGACCACCACAAGCAGGAAAGAATTTATATTACAGCACTTAAGAATACGTTAAGAAATAAGTAGGCTTATTGACCCTGTTTACATAGATATATTAGACTAAGATTATGAGTAACACTCTTGACCAAATCGTAAAAGCACTGCCTAAGGACCTTTCTAAGAGCGGCGCGAAGGAAATCGATAAGCTCGTTAACGAGACTGTTGATTGCCGCGTTGCCGATGAAATGAAACTTTTAGAGTCCAAGGTTAGCAGTTTCCTACGGACAAAACTTGAACAACTGAAAGAGACTGCCCAAGAGGAGCTAAGAGCTACCGATGAGACTTATCGCGCTGTTAAAATTTACGAAGCGGTTAAGCAGTTGGTGGCTGGTGACATTGTTTCCGAAGATAAGGAAAGCATCGCTAACTCCTATGCTGCGCAAATTGCACAACTTGAAGAATCAGTTAGGGCTTTAAATGAAGCGCTTGAGCACGCAGCTCAAGAAAATCGCTTGCTGGAAGGCAAGCTCGGTTCTACCGAAATGGAGGTCACCTCCCTTGTAGAAGAGAACCAAAATCTACAAGAGCGAGTGGAACGTCCATTCCGCTCTTCTGAATCAGCAGTGGTTATTACCAATGAAACTGATTCAGTAGAACATTTCACAAATGCGTCTTCGGATAATCATTTCCTCACCGAAGATGTAGTGCGCCTATCGCGTACTTTCACGGAGGATAAATAATTATTATGTTAAATAAAGACACTTCACGTACACTTACTGAGAAGTGGAATCCGATTCTGGAAGGGATTGAGGACTCGTCAACCCGTGAGAGTACCGCCGTCCTTCTGGAGAACCAAGCTCGTTCTATTATGAACGAAATGACTAAGGATGGAAATCGTCTTGACGAGTCCACCGGTGTTGGTTCTCTTGGCACATTCCAGAAGTTCGCATTCCCTCTCATTCGTCGGGTTTTCCCGGAATTGATTGCCAATAAGGTCTGTGGTGTACAACCTATGCAGGCACCTGTTTCTCAGGTGTTCTACCTGGGTTACTCCCGTACAGGGGGTCATGCAGGTGATAGTGCTAACACGTCAGAGACTGTGTATAGCCGCTACAACCTGACCTACGCCGGTCGTGATGCATCCGCTAACGCTGCTGGTGGTTGGGGTTCAACGTCATCTCTGGATGAACAAATCAATGCTGGTGGACCATACGATGGTATGGGTGCTGTCAACATGGGTCTTTCATCTCACACTCTCGCTGCTAACGATACTGCTGGCGGTAAGATTGCAGCTTGGCCGGATACCCGTCGAACCTACGCTCTTGATGTATCCAGTGGGGAAAGCCTAACTGGGTCTGCTATTCCAGAAATCAACTTCCATATCGAACAACAGGCTGTTATGGCTCGTACTCGTAAGTTCCGTGCGCTTTGGACTCTCGAAGCTGCTCAGGACCTTCGTGCGTACCACAACTTGGACCTGGAGCGCGAATTGACCGACTTGCTCGGCAAGGAAGTTTCTTTGGAAATCGACCGTGAACTTCTAGAAGATATTCGTGGTATTGCATATGACTGGACTGCCAATGATGGCTGGAACCGTGATATGCTTTCCTTGGGTAACTCTAATCGTTTCCCTGATGACGGCACCGGTAACTTTAACCCATCTGGTTTCTACTACGAGTTGAACCAGTATAACGGTGGTAATGATGCTGACGTAATTGGCTCTGACCCTGCTGGTACTCGCAGAACTAATGGTAACGTTTTCTTAGTTGATTTCGCTACCTCAGCGCTTGGTCTTGACCCTCGTCACGTTGGTCAAGTATACGCCAACCTGGTTGCTGTGCTAAATTTCGCTTCCCAAGATATCTACAAGACTACTTATCGTGGAGCTGGTAACTGGATTGTTACTTCCCCGATGGTTGCCGCTATCCTTTCTTCGGCTTCTAAGCTTGAAGGTGGCGTGCGTCAAGGTGAGTTTGAGGGTAAACTTGGTGCTAACATTCAGTACAAAGGCAAGTTGATGGGACAATTTGACGTTTACGTTGACCCACTTTGGCCAGAGGATGAAATCCTCATGGGCTACAAGGGTTCTTCCCCAATGGATTCTGGTTATATTTACTCACCATACATTCCACTGCAGATGCTTCCAACCATCACAGACCCTGATACGTTCCAACCACGTAAGGGCTTGCTCACTCGCTACGGCAAAACTGCTGTATCTCCTGAGTCTCGCTTCTTCCGGGTTATTCGTCTAATGGGCGCTAACGCTAACTTCCTACACCAACCATTCTCAACTGTGACTGGTACGTAATAGAAGTTAAAATTTACTTAGCAAAGAAGCCTATCCTTTTTACGAGGATAGGCTTCTTGCATTCCTATATAATGTGTAACTATGACTGCCTATCGACCAACAACCAAGTTCGGAAATACGTTCGCCCATAGGAAAGGAGTTTCGAACGATGCTTCAGCGTGGTCTGAGACTCTAGGGGACATACAGTACGATTCTATTAATAGAAGGCTCTTTGCTGAGCAGATAGAATTTAATAGATTCTATACAATTATTCGGGATTTTATTAAAGCCCGCTTGGGTCATCCTGTGGTTCGAGTAGAGCTCTCCGATTTTCAAATATTAACAGCTATTGATGAAGCAATCGCAAAGCTAGACTACCACGCCCCGGATTGGTGTTTACAGTTTATGACGTTCCACACGAAAGCTGGGGAAAATTTGTATGAGTTACCTCAGTTTGTAATGAATAACTTTAGATTCGCGGCGTATAAAAAAACTCTTTTATCTGTAGCGCGCCAATCTAATACTCTTGAGAATGATTTTTTTATTAAGTATTTCCAAGAAAACTTTTTGTTCAATCAGTTGGATATTGGTGAATTTCTATTGATGAAAATGCAGCTGGAGCAGATTAGAAAAGTCCTAAGTCGAGAGGGAACATGGAGCGTCGTGAACGGCAAGTACCTTGCAGTTTGGCCAGTCCCATCGGATGAGCAAGACCAAGAAGAAGTTGCTGTGGAGTTTAAAGCTTTAGACACAAACACCTTACACCCATATTTTGTTGGCTGGATACAAAGATTCGGCGCCGCGGTGTGTAAAGTTATCCTCGGACAGATTAGGGGTAAATTTGCTCAACTTCCCTCTCCCCAAGGGGGAGCTACGCTTAACGGGCCTGCTTTGGTACAGGAAGGAAATGCCGAGCAAGAAAAACTCGTTCAAGAGCTTCTAAATGAAATAGAAGAGCCCCCTGTATTTACTACATTCTAATGGATAATATTCTGTACGCAAAGATTCAAAAGGATATAAAAGCCTTTGATGAGTCCCATCCCGCGACCACGGATTTTTATAGGAACTATACTAAATCCCTAATGGACCGTCTGGTTATTGAGGTAGTGGACGCGGAGGACAAACGGTCAACTGTTCCTATCATGTACGCGAACCCAGAGCGTGCAATCGCTAAGGTAAAAGAAGACCAAACGTTACAGCTACCCTTAATATCTGTTGCGATTGGTGATATTGAGGAAAACCTAAGAGCAAGGAGACCTGATTTACAACTTACACATTATAAATTTTTTGATGTGGAGAAGCAGAGAGCT